TCTCCGCCACCGGTTCTACGACAGGGTCAGGTTGCGACTCGGGGGCTGGCTCTACGACCGGCTCGACAGTTGCCTCAACCGGTGTTGGTGTTGGTCGAGGCGCCTCGTCCTCTCCATCACTTCCATAGCCGCTCTCCTGTGTAGGAGAAGCAGACATCGACAATCCAGGAATGTAGCACTTTCCCTTCTCAAAAGTCTCAGGTGGCTTCACCGCACACTGACTCAGCTTCCAGGTGACACCAAACTTAGTGCCGGTAATCCAAATACCTCCACACATGAGAGTGCAGCAGACATTGCTTCCCTTTTGAACCACTGCTTCGGGTCCTTGACCGTTGTCATTGGGGAAGATTTGATTGCTTTTGAGGTCATAGACTTCGAACTTGGGCTGACCATCCCAAATCGGAAGCTTGATTTTGAGAGTTGGCTCACGGGTCTTGTCTAGGCTTCCGTCCATGAGGTCTTTGTTCTTGGGATACTTGAGCATAGGAGTCCAGAACGCTTGAACCACCTCATCTCCGTATTTCTTCCCAAACCAATCCCTCGAATTGATGGCAGCATCTTGGACAATCTTCTCCTCCATCTCCATCATCATTTTCTTCAGTCCACGGGTCGCCTCCGTCTCGAACTCCTCTCGCGGGAACTGAATGTTCATATCATACGACGTCGTTCCGTCATCGTTCTTATGTTCGTTCACTCCGTAGGTCAGCATCATCGGGGTGTGAATCATCAGAGAACGGCGCGTGGTCGAATTCGTAATGTTGATACTCTTACCTCCCTTGGTATTTACACGAGGCTTTCCGTAAACCATCTGGGTCATTGGTGCGAAGTTGCTAGCGTTTACAATGAGGGAAGACATTTTACTTATAACACTAAGGCCTTTCCTTTAAATCAATTTTTATTTTATTACCCCCAAAGATTGAATGCGTCAGGAAAAGATATTAGAATAATCGGTTAAATATAAATCCTACTGTTATATCATGACCCACAAGATTCGAACGTTTCATGATTTTAATTATTTGAAAGAACGCAATTATACTGTCAAGGATTTAAAAGAATTGTATCTTTTGTTCAAGCTAAAATGGAAACAACGGAAGAAACTCGACGTCATGGATGACCTCTATACGACGTTACGAGACAACTCTTATGCGTGCATGATACAGAAATATTGGAGACGATACATGGTGGTATTGTTTCATCGAAGCCAAGGACCCGCGCGGGTAAATCGTTCCTTATGTAACAATGAAGAAGACTTTCTAACGACCGAGTCGGTTCAAACCATAAACTATCGTTCCTTTATTAGTTTCACGGAAGACGACAAGTTTATCTATGGATTTGAGGTGGGGTCAATCTTTACGTTGTTGGATAAAAAGATGAACTACAATCCTTATACACGTAAACCGTTTAGCCCTGAGACCACGAGACAAATCGAAAAGCGTGCGTTGTATAATCGACTGTTGTTTCCGTCCGAGAAGGTGATTGAGAGAGTGTTAACCTATGAACAGAAAATCATCGGATTGTTTCAGAAAATGGATACACTTGGCAATTATACACAAAGTGAATGGCTGCTTCGACTGAACGAGGTTCAACTCAAACGATTTATTTTTGAACTATATGATATCTGGGAGTATCGAGCCCATTTATCGAGTCAAACCAAACGCCTCATCTGTCCTCCCAATGGAACGCCTTTCCACAATATACCGATGATGGCGCTAGAAGGTTCACATCCTCCCTTTGAGATTTTAAAACAATATGTTTATTCGATACTTTATGATTTATTGTATCGTTCCAATCAAACTGAATATCAAATCTTGGGGGCTTATTATATTTTGTCCGCACTCACCTTGGTCAGTATGCAAGCAGCGGACGCATTACCTTGGTTGTATGAATCGGTTCTTTGAAGTGATATAACTACTCTATTTTTCTATTTTCTTTTTTGTTTCCTTTATCGAGTTGAAATAATTAAAAGAATTAAATTACCGTAAAAATGAATATAAAAAGAATGCCTATGGTTATGTATAATGTCCGCTATCAAAGAGCCTAAGTCAAAGCAAACCAAGCCTAAGGCCCCAAAGAGTGTTCCAGTGGAAGTCCCAGTCGATGTTCCTCCAACCCCTGTTCCTACCCCTGTTGCGCCTGAGCCAGTTAAGACTGACCCAGTGACCCCCGAGGTGACCCCCATCGGCGATGTGTTCGCCAACCTGAATCGTTCCCTGGTCGACCTCACCGTTCAGCTGAGTGCGCTCAAGATGGAGGTGAAGCTGGTGGAGAAGCACGTGTCCAAGGAGCTTCGTATCCTCGACAAGCTCAACGCAAAGAAAAACAAGAACAAGGGCAATCGCGCACCTAGTGGGTTTGTGAAGCCTACCAAGATTAGCGATGAGCTTGCGGTCTTCCTCGGTCGCGAGAGTGGCACCCTGATGGCTCGCACGGATGTGACCAAGCAGATTACTGCCTATGTCCGGTCCAACAACCTTCAGGCCAAGGAGAACGGTCGTCTCATTCTTGCTGACGAGAAGCTCAAGAAACTTCTCAAGTATGACGAGAAGACCATCACGGACCCTACTCAGCAGCTGTCCTATTTCAACCTGCAGAAGTACCTGTCTTGCCACTTCGAGAAGGCGGTCCCTGCTTAAACCATCTGTAATGCTATAAATGAATTATAAAAAACAATCATTTTTATTTTTATCTTTGACTCGAAAGATAAAAATACTTATTTAACCGTAAATCTCAATATCAAACAAACTCATCGATAGGTTCTCCATCTTGAATACCTTCAACTTTTTCAATACATCAATAAATTCCTTGGAATTGTAAATACTTTGTATGTATTGATGAAACAAATAAAGGTCCTTGTTGGATTTCGAAAAGTTCAACACGGTTTCATTGTGATTGATAAACCAATTCATGGTGGGTTGATAGTGAAACATTAAAATACTTGTGATGACATAATAACAAAAACCATTGGTTTCTTCTTTGTAGGGAACGACTCGTCTTTTCAGCAAGTCCTCGTAGGTGAGGCCATGTAAGGATAAGTAATTTTTCATTTGTATCATCGAGAAGATGGTTTCCATCGAAAGATTCAACACAAAAATCTTTTCAAATTCCTGAAACGTCATGTCGGTTTTCATGAAGAACGAGACAAACGCACAATTCAGTGTTCTTGCCCAGTATTCACATACACTTTCGAACAAGAGATAATCACTTTCTACCTTGAAGATGGACTTTAACATTTCCTTGTATTGGGTTGTATAGGTCTCTGAAAATTCTAAACAAAACAAGTGAAAGCATTCATGAATAAAGACCTTTAGAAATTCTTCTTTTCGATAAATGACGAGCTCCTTGTAGCTCTCGGTATACCCGCTGTTCAAGTGATCGGGGATGGCGCGACCCTTTATCTTCTCCGCGTCACTTAGAATTAATTTTAAACGAAACTCTCTTGTTTTGGTAAGCGTATTTTTGCAACACAACGCAAGCACTACATGGATAAAAAAAAGAAATCGGTCTAAATCAAAGGATGCTTCTGCCGCATATATCTCGATGTCAAACGTAAATCCATCTATTTTGGTCATCACATGATAACTTTGAAAGATGGTTTGTTTTATCTCAGTCTGAACCGTGGGACCTACAAACTCCCCCTCGACCCAGGGTTGTTTCGATATTTTCATGACCGTGCTCTCCTTCTTTGCGCTCACAGCTTTGCATAAATGCGAATAAATCAATTTCATGAAATAGGGGTCCTGAATGTTCATGCCTTTCAACAGAGAGACGTATTTTTTTAAAATGAAACTGATGTTTTGATTACTCTTGGATGTTAAATTGTCGTAAGACCTCATTGTATTGTGAATTGTGGTCATATGCTATACTATAGAAAGATAATTATCCGAACTTTGTGCCCGGAGCCTCCATTACAATCGGTTTGCTTTTCTTGGTGCGAGGCTTCGTCTTTGTCTCAGGTTCGGTCTTTGCCTCTGCCTTAGATTCGGCCTTTGGCTCACTGTCTATTTTTGAAGACTTCGGCTTCGTCTTCATCTTTATCTTACTCTTCTTGGGCTCAGGTTCCGTTGTGATTCCCAGATTACTTTCTAATTCAGAGACATCTAAAAGAGCTGGTGTCGATGGCTTAGATTCGGGTGCGTTCAGGTCCACTTCTACTTCCTTTGTCTCAGCTTCCGGTTCAGGTTCAGGTTCTGGTTCAGCTTCTGGAGCATTCAGGTCGACCTCATTCAAGTCCATTTCCTTTGTCTCGGGTTCTGGTTCGGGTTCTACCTTTGTCTCGGCTTCGGGTGCGTTCAGGTCGACCTCATTCAAGTCCACTGGTTCTTCCTTTGTCTCGGGTTCAGCCTTGGACTTCTTCTTGGACTTCTTCGCGGTCTTCTCCATCTTTGGAGCGTCTGGGTCTGACTTAAATTCAAGAAAGAGAGAGGGATTGGTCTCATACTTTTCAAACAAACACAACGTCCCTTTCTCAAAGGTAGACAAGTCAAAGAAGGGTTCCTTTTCTTTGGTGAAGCGCTCGTATACGCCCAACTTCTGCACGACCTTGTCATTTTTCACAGCGTAAACATAACAGTAGACCAGGTCTTTGATTTCCTCGTCTTGTATGGTTTTGCCGGGAGAAATTTGAAGGATATGGTCATAGACCGAGAGCTCATACAAGTCACTCTTGATATTTTGGTCTTCCTCCTCGATTTCGCTGAGCAAACTCTCATATCGTTTTGGAGAAATACGTGAATCCACTGAACTTGTCATTGTATAGTATAAGTAATTTATTTTAAATGAAAACAATTTTATTCAATGAATCCAAGGAAACCCTTTTACTTGATATATTCTTCCATGTCCATGCACTTGTATCTCATTTTGGATGTAATCGAGGGATGGTTCTGAATGGTTAAAAATAGACGATGAATGGTATCCAGGTTTTTATGGAAGGCCAAAAAGTCAGATGTCTCCCTGAAAATAATAGCCACCGAAGACAACATCTTCTCACACAAGTCTTTCCCTTCTTCTTCCAAGAGCCCAACAATTTTTGTCTCGATTAACATACACAAGTCTGCTACCTGGTCCATGTTGCCAATGTTCTTTTTCATCAACTGAATAAAAAAGGTAAGATTCGAGTCTAGGCGGTCAATCTCTTTCACGTAATCACAGTATCGGTCGTAGTCTAGGTTGGGGTCCACATAGGTTAAACGAGACAAATCCGAGAAATAGATTTCATAATGTTCTTGGTAGATATCATAAAAGATTTTATTCACCGTGACCAATTCACTGTATAAGTTTGAGAAGAGCACACTATAAAAGAGGTTTGAACTGGCAATGTTGAAAATGGTATGACTAATCTTGTCCAGGTCCTCTTTCTTTTCTACTGCCCTTACAATATCCATAATCTCTTTTTTTAGTTTTTCATACGTCTTCTCAGTGACCTTGTTCAGTAAATTAATCACTTTGGAGATTTCAGACTGTTTCTTCACAATCACTGTGGCCTTTAAGGGCTCGATGACAGGTATTTGCAAGAGGACCTTCACCTTGTTCAGTATTTGAACCGTCGCCGGGTCCAACGCATACTTGTCGGAATTCATTTGTAACGATAGACCCATAATGGTTTCATAGGTATACATTATAGTATAGGATTATTTATTTTCGTTTATATTATATTATTATAACCTTTTTCTAAGATAAGTCAAGATGTTAGAATGGGAGAAATTCTTCATCACCACCAAGGAAACGGAAGACGTATGCGAGTTTAAATTACCGATTGAATTTGCTGACCCTAAGACAGTGTCTTCGATTGTCCAAAGTGACTTGGAAATGAGCGGACCGACTCCTCTCTATCGACATCTCTTTGACCAATCCTTGCTGATAGAGAAGTGGTCCTCGTTTTATACGACCGATGTAGCCTTTTTGAAAGATAGCCAACGAGTCATCCGTAAAAGCAAATTGACTCCTTATGCGGATCAGGGGTTCCATGAAAAATATAAATCGTTCTGTGCCGAGACAAATTTCATCGACCGTTATCAATACATCGGGTTCAAGCCTATGATGCACATGAACCAGTCTCCTTCGTTCTTACATTGTCTCGGCATGTATAATTTATCTACACCTATCTTCTCTCTTTTGTCTCCGCTCTTTATCTTGGTGATGCCCTTTGTCATCTTGAAACTCAAAGGCATTGAGGTGACGATTGACCAATACGTAGACCATTTAAAGCAGGTCATGAAAACCACTAGCTTATACAAGTTGTTCTGTGGGTTTGATAGTGTCTCTATGCAAGACAAAACGACTGCGGTCGTATCTCTCTTTATCTATTTCTTACAGATTTACACCAACCTTACGGCATGTATGACCTACTACAAACACATTGGACTCATTTATACCTTTATTCAAGATTGTAAGGAACATCTCAACCAGACGGTTTCGACGGCAGAGCTATTACAGAAGAGAATCGTCCAATATGGAACTTATCGACCCTTTTATCAGAAGAACGAAATCGAGTTGGAAAAGATGAGACAAATGGTCAAACATTTAGACCAACTACAACCCGCCACGAGCATCTTTTATAAACTGACCCAGTTAGGCATGTTGATGAATTTGTATTATGAATTTTTCATGAGAGAAGACTATCGAAATACATTGTTGTATTCCTTCCACCTCAATCAATACATTCGGGATATACATACTCTTAAGCAAAAGGTAAAATCGCGCGCGATTCGTCCATGCAAGTTCGGAAAACAAACCGTCTTTGCCGATATGTATTATTTGCCGCTTATGAAAGAAACTACGGTAAAAAATACATTGGACTTGAAAAAGAATCTTATTCTGAGTGGGCCGAATGCTTCAGGTAAAACCACCGTCTTGAAAACGACGCTCATCAATTCTCTTTTATGCCAACAGTTCGGTCTAGGTTGTTTCTCAGACGCGACGATTTGTGTGTATGACTTTTTTCATTCCTATCTCAATATACCCGATACGTCGGGAAGAGACAGTCTATTCCAAGCCGAAGCCCGTCGATGTAAAGATATCCTGGATTGTGTTCTTTTACACAAAGAAAAACGTCATTTGTGTATCTTCGATGAGATTTATTCCGGCACGAATCCGGTCGATGCAGTATCGTGCGCAAAAATGTATTTGTCTCTCCTGAATGAACATAAAGTCTCGATTGATTACCTCATTACGACCCATTTTATCGAACTCTGTAAACACTTTGTCGGGTCAACCCAGGTCGTTAACCAAAAAATGGATGTTCTACAGACCGAAGACAAAATCACCTTTTTATACCGCGTCTTAGAAGGATATTCTACCGTACACGGAGGAAAGTATATCCTGAAAGAAATGAATTATCCGGAGATTCTATTTCGTTAGAACCTAAAGATTATTATATAGGTTATTCACATAATGATGCTTTCTTCAATTCTTGACATTGGAAGCTTCTTTATTGGTATGATTATCAATCTTCTATTGGTCACCTTGATGTGTTATTACTTCAAGAAGAAGTATGAGTCTTTGGAGGAGGCGCAGAACGAACAGGCGAAGTTGCTCTATGACTTGTTACGAGACAGAAAACAATCCACACAAGAGCCTATCAAGTCCGAAGTCATTGAGATTGAGTCGGATGATGAAAGCGAAAGTGAAGATGAAATGGAAATGGAGGAACTCGTAGAGCCCGAAATCAAAGTTCTCACTCTGGATATAGCCGAGACAACGGAGACCAATGATACGTTTACGATGGAGACCTTTAGCTCTGACAATCTTATGGTAGATATTCCTGAATTGATTGTAGAATCTGAACCAGACCTTATTGAGGAGAACGACGATGGGTTCAGTAAAATGAATATGAAACAGCTTCGAGACCTTGTGACGAAAAAGGGGGTCAAGGTAAAGCCTAGTATGAAAAAGAATGAATTGCTGGAGCTGGCTAAACTGTAACTGTCTCTATGAAAAAATATAATACTATACTACACTATACGATGTGGGCAACCGACTATGTTACCAACAACAACGCAACCAATCAATTCCCGGGGATTGTGCAGGATGGTCGCACGTTTACCGTGTATACTCAAGACACGGAGACTTTTAAACGTAATCACGGTATTCAAACCAATAGTGAATACCGTAAGTATTTGATGGATAATGCCAATGAATTGATGAAAATAAATTACAAAACCTCTATTTTAGAAAACAAAACCCCCGTGAATCCACTCGTTAAGCATGGGTCGCCTTACCTCATACGTGGTAGCGAACAACCTTATGGTTATGAGAATACCTTTACCAAAGAAATGTATCTGACGAGACAAATGTTGGACGATAAAAAGCGCCGTCCTATGCAGCGAACGTATATGGAAGATTATACGGGGTCTACGATTTCAGAGTAAGGATGAGATTCAGTATTTCGCCCCAACACGATACACGTGATGACTGCTATCAAGAAAAATAATCCTATCCACATCTCACTATCTCTATCTCTATAAATAAGGTTTAAATGTATTCTTTTTATTTATACAGATGTATCTCAGCATTGATGTAGGTATCAAAAATTTGGCTTATTGTATGTATGACGACACCATTGTCGAATGGAAAGTCATTGAGTTGTGTGACAAGACAGTCAATGCCAATAAACTAAACATGGTCGATTTAAGCAAGCGACTGTTTGAAGCACTGGAAACATTACCTCCACGGTATGACCTGATTTTAATCGAGAACCAGATTGGACAAAATGCCATACGTATGAAGGCCTTACAGGGTATGATTACGTTGTATTTTGTCTCGAAAGGAAATACGGCCATACAATATTGGAACGCGAGTCACAAACTCAAGATGTTTGTTCAGGAAAAGACCACCTATGCCCAGCGAAAGAAGATGGGGGTTGTGGTTACCCGTCAAATCCTAGAGGAAAAATACAAGAACCAACTCGATTATTTTGGAAAACACAAAAAAAAGGATGACTTGTCGGATTGTTTCTTGCAACTACTCGACTACATGAAAAAGGAGAACAAACTAGAGAGCTCCATCTCTGAGTTTCTGGAAACCATTCATATCCAAGTCCCAGAGAAGAAAGAGAAAGAGAAAGAAGTGAAAGTGAAAGAAGTGAAGGTGAAGAAAGAAAAGGTCTAATTAGATTAACTTAAGTGTTCAATGCGATAGATTTAAAGTTATCTAATATATCTATTTCATAGATGGAAGAAATTACCTTGGATAGTATGGACCTCAAACCCAGTTCAGACTTTGGCGGAGGCATCGAGTTTCTATTGAATGACGCAAAGCCTGCTGCAGGTGTCTCTTTTGCCGAAGACATGAAGGAATTTGAGGACATGGGTAAAAGTCAAAGTTTAAAGTTTGAAAATACCACCGGTCCGATTCATCTTGCGCGAGAAACCGTTTCGATGGATACCCACCGACAAACCACCTCGGACGGTTATCGGCATATACAAGAAATCAATGTAGAGGGTGAGTTGAAAAACATTGAAATCAAGACCAAAGAAGAGATGCTAAAAGAGAAATTTCAATATTTACGAAAGTTGGAGACGCTTCAACAAAAGGGTGTGGAGCTGAGCAAACAGTATACGATGGAGAATAGCCTGGATGAGATGCGAGGAGAATACGAATACCAACAGGGCGAACGAGAGCGTAAAAACAGCGTTCAGTTCCAGGGGAAAATGCTCACGACGCTCATTACCGGCATTGAGTTTCTCAATAATAAATTTGACCCGTTTGACATTAAGCTCGATGGTATTTCGGAGAATGTTCAAGAAAATCTTGGGGACTATGATGAAATCTTTAGCGAGCTTGCTGAAAAATACAAGTCCAAGGCAAAAATGGCACCCGAGTTGAAGCTGGCCTTTCAGCTTGCCTCGGCGGGCATTATGGTCCACATGTCCAATACCATGTTCAAGTCTGCCATTCCTGGGATGGACGATATCATGAGACAAAACCCTGACCTCATGAACCAGTTTACCCGCGCGGCGGCAAGCACCATGGAGAAGACCAACCCAGGCGTTAATCAGTTCGTGCAACAGTTTGCCAGACCCGACCCACGGCGAGCCGAGACAAAACGCCCCGAGATGAATGGTCCTGAAAATATCAACAGTATTTTAACAGGACTGAAAAAGACCATCCCTTTGCCTGAGAAGAATGACAGTATGATTAGTTTAGAAGAATTGGACCATTTAGGGGACACTCCCGTAACTCGTAAGGGTCGACGCAGGAGTGACAAGAATTCCATACACATTGCGATTTAATCTAAGATAAAAAATAAGCGTTTTTCGTATAGATGTCTCAGATTAGTTTACTAGACGAAAAGATGAAACATATTCAACGAACCCTTCAACAGTTGGAGCAAGAAAAAGAGATTCATCTTCAGAAACTCGAGACCTGGAAAACAGAACAGGCACGTCTAAGAGAAGAGGAGCTCAAAACACAGGAACTACTCAACGAAGTGAGTGCCAAGCTAAAAGACATGTATGAACTCAAACAAGAGACCGACGCCTATTACAAGCAAATCCAGCAAAGCGTAGAGACCTTATTGTCTCTTCTTTCGTCGTCTCGTTAGACGCTTACGGGGTTTCCCTCCTCGTGTATAGAAAACCCTTCTCATGTTTCGTTGAAGGTTTTTCTTCAACATTTTACATTCCGTTCCTTGGGTGAGTTCGGCGACATCCTTAATGTTCTCTTTGGTGACCAAGACAATGACATGCAAGTTGGTGTTGTTCTCCAGCTTAACAGGAACATTGTCACATATATTTTTTTTACAATAATCACGTTCTGGATAGTCTCCAACAAGGGTCTGGTTGAAATCCAGCATCTTTTCTGAGAGGACCTCGCGATATTTAACCATTTTATAGTTAAAGGTCAACACTTTGTCTTCCTGCTTGGGTCTTTTTACATTCTGAATGACATAAATGGTTTCATTCGGACTAAACAATAAATCCAATAGACCCGTTCGAATACGTTTCTCAAATGCGGTATTCACCACTCCAAAAGACACCAGGTTTACGTGGGTCGCGCTCATATTGTCATAAATGAATTTGGTGAACTCGGTCAATAGCTTGGCATTGGTATTGATTTTCAAAAATTCACTAGACAGTCTCACTTTTTCATCATAGGTTTTCTTATGCTGTAAAAACGCAAGAACCGCTGCGCGATCAAAGACAAGGTCGTCGTAATATTTGATGGTTTTATCAATCGTGAGGTGGCTATCCAAGTCATTGAAGCGAAACCATTTGTATTTTTCATACTCGTTACCATACCGTTCGTATTCAATGGAACCTCTACTCGAAGGATATTCTTTGGTCTTGTAGATGATATAATCAAATCCAAACCCTAGCCAATTTTTGCGAATGGTCATGGTATATTTTTTTTGTTTGGTATCCTTCTTGTCCGGCTCGTCCTCTGCGTCTTTGACAAAGGTCGTAAAGATGTATTTGTCCACGAACCCAGGGATAAGGGTCAATTTCCCCCGAACGACCTTGCCTCGTTCGTCTCGATCGTCTTTCATTCTATAAATGTAATCGCCCGTTCGTATTTTATCATAAACGTCTTCTTTGTCCACGGAATGAACACGATACAAGATACTAAATGTTCTTTCGAGAGCACCAGCTGTTTCTGTGACACGAAATCGGAGGAGCCCCTCTTTGTAAAGACGAATGAATTCCCCCTCCACGAATTCATTAAACGGTGAACCAGGTCGTTGCTTGGGCTTGTCAATCAACGAGTATTTTAAACGTGCACTCTCCTCGCCAATTTTTGACAAGGTAAATAGGTTTTTATTCAGAAGTTTGGTCACGCGTGTCTGATTTTCTACCGTCTGTCTACGCGTGTAATAATCGACAAATAACGGGGATTCGGTAGACTTGTCTAGGTCATCCCTCTTGATATCTGTATAAAAGACGATATTGGTAATAGAACGGTCGTATTTATAGCGTGTGGTTGCATATTGGGTTTGATTGATAGTAATAAACCGTTTGATGCGGTTGATTTTCTCCAACACGTCGTCGTCGTTTTCCGTAATATTGATAAAGGCAATCGCATATGTATTTTCAGCGGGGTTGACCTCATCAATCGTAGGTTCACCATTGCTTCCAAACTTGAAGAATTCAAGCTCGCGTTTTACCGAGAAAATCCACTTGTAGTATTTCTTGACCTTTTCATCCATGAAATTATAATTATCGATGGGCGTAGGTTTAAAAATAGGGAAAATCAACAACGTATTGGAACGTTCCTTTAAAAACAACTTGGGGGAGTATCGGTAATACGTCGAGAAGAATTCATTCATTTTTGTCTCGGCCATGGTAGCATTGGTGGTCTGTTGCTCTCCTAACAAATACTTATCCTTTTGAGTATCGAAACAGGACTTTTTGGGTTGTTTCTCGCCCAAGCAGAACAATTTGTCATTCGTATTTTTGGCGTCGAGTTCTATGCTTTCATAATAATAAGGTGTTTCTATCCCCTGTACGGTAATCATATTACTATATACACGGATTAAATAAAATTCTCTTTATAAAGGATTTCGGTGTAGTCTTCATCCGCTGACTCATTCTTTTGCGTCTCCTTTTTTTCTTTTCTCGCCTTCTTCAAGGTGTCGATAGCGTCATTCACCTCTTTTTGGGTCACAAAATTACCCCCCGCTTCCTTTTGCAGTTCTTTGTATTTCTCAGGAATAATACAAAATTTGCTATTTTCATTAAACAGGTAATCCACCAAAAGAATAAACACGGCGGTCAATACGAGTGAAATCGTAATGTCTCGGGTGCCTACCCAAAGAATGGAAAAAATGATAATTTGACGACCCAGTGTGTAACGAAAGTAGGCTTCTTGGGTCTTGCTCAGTTCAATCGTAATATATTTCGAGCCAATGTTCATGACCAACATGATCACTCCCGCAAAATACTTATTGTCATTTAATACATTTAAAAATTCAAAGGGGGATGATGTCTTGGAGGTCTTGGATGCCTTTTTTGTTTTAGACATTAATATAGAGGAAGCATAAAAAAAATATATGTTTCTAATAAAGTAATGTCACTCGCATTTTATGCTTCACCGATTGACCATGACCAAGTATTAGAAGACAAAATGAACAAGGAGAAAATGAAAATAGACCGGTCTCTGTTGCAAACAATGCAATCGAGTCCTTCGTATGCTTTGGACAAACCTGGATTGTCTAATCCCTATGACCATGTACGTGTCTCGGATATTCACAAGAACATACAGGAGGAGAACGAGAAGGAGCTCTCTTCTTTTTATAGCAGTGAACTACCCAATGTGGAAAAATACATTCCCATTCCGAGTGACCAGTATTTATTGATGGAGGACCAGCACAAAGTCCCTCCCAAACGTCCGGATGACCTGGTTCAAAAGATTGACCGGCTCATGCAAATGTTCGAGGAGCAGCGTGAAATCAAAACAGGACAAAAAAATGAGGAAATTGTGTTGTACTGTTTTCTAGGGGTGTTTACGATTTATGTATTGGACTCGTTTGTCTCCATCGGTCGTTATACACGATAAATATTTCTTATTTCTTTTGAAAGACGAGAACCTGTAAAGGAACCAAGCTACCAGCATACTGATTCATTTGTTTCAGGTCATATCGTTTCGCAAAAGCGGCGATTTCATTCGTGGTGTAAGGATACAAGGTTTGTTTATTGGTGCGTGTTTTGGACGACGCATTCGTAAAGGTTTCAATCCACTCGTTTCCTTTGAACTCGCTCTTGTATTGAAATGTTCCCGGTGTATCGGTGAGCAACGCCGTCGGAAACTGAGACAAATCTATACGGGTTAACACCAAATAGCCATAATGAACCAGCCAATCACTGATGTTTCGCATGAAGACATCCAAGTCTGCTACACGATGTAGCTCCAGGAATGGGCAAAAGACTGCCGTAAATCGATGTGGAGAAAACAGCGTGTTTTGCGCGTAAGTCCCCTGCATAAACGTAGCCGAAGGATATTTATAACGAGACATTTTTACCATGGCACTAGACCCATCCAGTCCAACCGTATTGCCCATGTCGTTCAATAATTGCACACCATGTCCATTTCTTGAACCTATCCATAACATGCTACTGCCCTGTGTCAACAAAGGCATTACTTTTAAAATCATCTCTTCGTATAAAGGTATGGTATTGAAGATTTCATCAAAATGATAACTATAAAAGGAGTCAAATACAGCGTCATTGTAATAAGGTCCCATCTCGAACCCTTCGACTCGTTGTTGTAAATAGAGGTAACTTAACAACAGAAGAACCAATAAGAAAAAGAGTATCATTTTGTATAATCGGTTATTTTTTTTTGTGTAGAACACTATAAATGAAATCAAGTTCGGAGTTGTCCAATTCTTTTGACATAGAAGATGTTCGACACCAATTTCGAAATACCTTTTCCAACTACCCCAAGTCCAAGGTTCTCAAAGACCTTGAAAATGCCATTTACTATCAGAAAACAGAAGAGGCCTTTTTCTGGACCGGTGACTTGTTGTGTAGTGGATTTGTGCTCGAGTTGTGGAACCTTTACGTTCATGTCTTATGTAAATATATCCATATCCAACATCCAAAACTACCTCTTTATGTCTACAAGAAATTTGTAGAATTCAAAGAGATGGTTCAGGCATGCCCGAATGACTTGGAACTTCGTAACATGGACTCTGTCAAAACGTTGCTATTTAGTTTGACCCTGATTTTATCCGAGACGAAGAAACAGACGCTCTTAGACCCCATGACCTTCAAGTTCAAGTTTGAAGAAGTCTTTACTGATTTACGTGCACCCAATCTAGAGTATGTGGTGCCCTTTTTCCGCGAGGGCGACCCCAAAGAGATATTCATCCCTCTGAATGAATTCGTCTATCACTTGACCGAGACAAAAAACAAGACCAAGTTGTTTTATTGGATGGATTGGATACTTTGTTATGATGATAAATGCATCAAAGAAAAGAAACCCATTTATTCTGTGGAAAGAGAAGGGATACCTCATTTCTATCGAAACATTGTATGGGTCTTGTTTGAAATCCTCCTGTCTCATTCGGACCCTCTACGTAAGCGGTCTGTAGAGGCTTTGATGGGACTCTTTGCCATACGTTATCGACCTTCTCACAACAAAAAGAAACGAGAGATATTAACCTTCTGTATTGTATTGTTTATGGAAGAAACGCTGCCTTATCATCTGCCGCTTGTGGAACGAAGCGACATTTTTGCCCCCTTACAAAAGAACATTGCCCTGATTTTCAGGGAACTTAAAAAGAATGAAGTTCATGTCCTTGTGTAAGTATTTTATATTTTTATACTCTATCATTATAATGCCCAAGAATGACCTTCAAACCATGTATTCGAATATGTATGGGGAAGGAAAGAATTTCCAGACGTCGAAACCTTCTATCACCATGACCCGTCTTATGGCCAAAAAAGGCAAAGAAGCTAAAGAAATACAGGATACAAACACAAACACAGTGAATTCAGATGCACCGGTCTATGACATGGACATCAAGCCTCCCTCTTTTACCATGTGGGGTATTGTGGCGTTCAGTTTAATTCTGGCCATCCTGTCTATCGCCTATTATTTTAGAGATGTTCTCCTTTCGTATTATCATACCTTGGTGGACGGGGTAAAAGAGATAAACCCTATACAAACCCTAGAGAAGACCTTGTCTGAGGAAAAAGCGCCCGTGCCGGCTCCCAATCCAAACTTGACCGCTGCGACGATACAGAGCGAGGAAAAAGAAGCGGAAGAAAAGAAAAAGAAACAGGAGAATGGTGCGATTGGACAGTTGCAGAATAAAATAGATACTTCTCTCTATCGGAAAGAGCAACTGGTAAAAAAGGATGGGTTTTGTTACATTGGTTTCGAAAAAGGACATCGGGTGTGTACCGATGTCTTTCAAGGAGATGTCTGTATGAGCGGGGAAATATTCCCTACCATGGATGTGTGTCTCGTTCCAAGCTTGCGACCGTAAAGCATGCGATAAGTATTTTAAACAGGTTAAATCGAAGGATAATAAGGGACATTTTTGTTCAGGTAATATCCACTAAACTTTACGTCCGTCACTCCGCTGTTCGAAGGCGGATAGATAAGGGTCGGACAATTGTTAGTGGTGTCTACGTTTCTCATTCTCTTTCGAAACTGCATTTTACTAAAAAGGGTCTTTTGACTGTCGTTTGTATTGTTCCCGTTGTATTGAAGCACCTCGGCCTTTCGACGCATCGCGAGGTCTTCATACGTCAACGTATTGACAAAGATGTTATTGTTGATTCTAGTTCGCCCACCGAGTTCTGTCGTGGGGATGTTTATACCGTCTTTACCTTGGCGCAGGTCCACAAGAGGTTGTAGATACTCAGGAATCACGCCGCCCACCGCACAATCTCTTGTCACGACTGTCATGTTTAACTGAGGAAGTGCCATTAGAATAGAATAATATTAATATTCATATTAAGCGTCGGGGTTTGGAATAATGCCCATGGTCTCGACCCCAGGTTTCTTCTCCAGAAGAATGTCCTCGCCTTCAAAGAGCTCCTTCTGGATATCCTCCAAGGTCGCGTTCACACCCAGGTTCTTCTCCTGGGTATTCATGTTTTGAATCGAGACCAAGTCACCCTTCTCATTGATGGTCTGAGTCAGGCGGTTGTTGGTTTCCTTGGCTTTTTCAATGTTGGCCTGAATCGCGTTAATCTTAGACTGCTTAACTCGTTTGTCAAACTCGGACTTGGCTGTATCCTCATTCTTCTTCTTCTCGTGCATCAACTCATTCAATTCTTTCTCTAGGTATTGAACGTTACCCGTCTTGTAAGCATCTGGATGGAACGGTATCCAAAGACCGACTGGACCCACGTAAACATCATGATGCGGGTCTGCCTCTCGAATCATTCGACATCTCAGCTCCGCCTCTTGCTGTGTAGGAAAAACACCTCGAATCTTCAGGCCTCGAACGGATGTCTGAAAAGAGTTCTCCTTGTGGTAGGCCTCTTCCAGCTCGCGCTCATTCTTGTCGACAAACCCCTTGTAGTCCGAGTTTAAGTCGACGCTAAGGGTCTGCTTCTCGCTTTCCAAGAATGACGCAAACTCGGCCGTCAGTTCTTCGACATTCAAGTTGTATTTGTAAGAAATGAAATGAATAAACTGAGAGAACTTCTCCATGGACTTTAAAAAATCGTAATGCTTGAGGTAATTCTCGAAAAAGAACAGCTCACGCTTTTTTATCTCATGCTCAGGTGAGATAAAGGACATACAGGCAAACTTCTGCTCTGCGATAGGCTTGTCCTCATCCAATAAATCGATCAACTGCTTTTTACTCATCTTATATCTTAAAGGACAAGTTATTTATATATTTTTTTCTGTTGATTATATTATAATGTATATAGATTTCCGTGAAGTCTTGAAAAAGGTCATTAAATACATCGTGGAAGGTTTGATGGTGGCGATTGCGTGCTTTGCTATCCCCAAAAAGTCGCTGGACATTGAAGAGATTGCGATTCTGGCATTGGTCGCGGCCGCTACGTTTAGTATTCTAGATACCTACATTCCTACGATGGGAGAGAGTGCCCGAACCGGCGCAGGGTTCGGTATCGGCGCCAATCTGGTCCATTTCCCCGGAGGGTTTTAATTATAGTGTAGGAATAAACTCCCAATTTAAATCGTTGCATATCTGTTTCCAGAT